TCTTAATTAATCCACCATTCCATCCATAGTTAAATCCTTTAACACCACCTGCAAAATACATGCCAGCTTCTAGCATAGGATAAGGATTTGGATTGTTAGTAAACAAACCAAACTCATCATACAGTTGATATGTGTCAGCACCTACAGGTAGAAAGTCTGCATCCGATAATCCAGCAGACGCCATGATGTCATTTTTTGCTTGCAAAGCAATTTGTAGATATTTGTCATCGCCTGTGTCATCATATTTTTTTTGTGCTTTATCAAATATTGTAGCAAGTTGATCACGCACCATGTCTTTATTTTTAATGTAAGCCATGGAGCTAGACTCACGTGCTTCTTGTATTGCTTTATCTTCTGCACTCATTAACCAAGGATTGTTTTTACCAAAAGGTTGTCCTGGTAACAAAGCGTTACCTAACATTTGGAAAGGAGCAAGTGGTAGGTCTGTAGCAAACTTTTGATTTTTAGCAATAATGCTTTGAGCCTCGGTCATTGGTATGCCAGTCTTAGACGTTGTTACAAACTTTTTGTCTGCAGGACCTTGGTCTTTTGGCATGTTACCAAAAACACTTTGTTGATATGTTT